ATCTGATGTAAGTGATGGTTCTGGAGGTTCTGGTGCAACCTTTTTGGTGCAGGCTCACGATAGATCATTGTCTGCTGAAGGTCGGTTTCCTGCAAACTTTATTCATGACGGTTCAGACGAAGTGCTAGAACTATTCCCTGATGCTGGCTCATGGAGTGGAAAACCACAACGCAGTGATGGAACTATCAACCGAGATTCAGCATGGTGGGGTAAAAAAAGCACCCAATCAAAATCGGTTGTTGATAAGACTAGAGGTTCTGCTGCAAGGTTCTTTTATTGTGCTAAAGCCAGCAAGAAGGATCGTAACGAAGGCTTAGACGGATTTGAAATGGTTGTTGCTGGTGGTATGCAAGGCAGGTCAGATGGATCAATGGGATCAGTCACCATGAATAAGAATCATCATCCAACGGTGAAACCAACAGACCTGATGCGCTATCTGTGCCGACTGATCACCCCACCAAACGGAACAGTGCTTGACCCGTTCACGGGTTCAGGTTCAACAGGTAAAGCAGCAGTTGTGGAAGGCTTCAACTTCATTGGTGTTGAACAGTCAGAAGAATATATTGCGATTGCCAAAGCCCGAATAGAAAGCGCAACCAAATGATCCGCAAAGAGATAGAACACTTAGCCATCAGCATTGATGAACTACAAACCCACCCATCCAATGTGCGTCAAGGAGATGTAGGTGCGATAAGTGAATCAATGAAAGCACACGGACAGTACCGCCCAATCGTTTATCAGCAATCCACGAAACGAATCCTCGCAGGAAACCACACCTACAAAGCAGCGAAGGCTTTAGGTTGGACACATATCGCAGCAACACCAGTTATCTGTGACGATCAGCAAGCCTTACGCATACTGCTCGCAGATAACAAAGCCAACGATCTTGCTTCCTATGACGAACCAGAACTCATAGAACTATTGAAGCAACTGGTAGATACAACTGATGGTCTGCTTGGCACGCTCTTTGATGAGGATGAGTTGGACAGCCTGATAGAGGACAACAGCCACTTTGAACTACCAAGCGATGTGGATGATGTGCCAGACAATGTTGCTGCTGTATCTGAGTTGGGTGATGTATGGCTGTTAGGTGATCACCGTGTTATGTGTGGTGACAGTCTTGTTGTCGCCAACCTTGATCTACTTATGAACGGCAAGCAGGCTGGATGCGTTCTAACTGATCCACCATACGGAATAGACCTCAACACCGACTATTCGCAAATGCCAGACAGAACCGTAAAGGGTGTCAAGTATTCCAAAGTGATCGGTGATGATAAACCATTTGATGCTTCACTTATCAGAACATACTTCAATGATGTTGATGAACAATTTTGGTGGGGTGCGAACTATTACAGAACAACATTAAGCAACAACGATCTTGACGGCTCATGGTTGGTTTGGGATAAACGAAATGAAGGAAGCGACAAGGTTCTTGGAAGTGGATTTGAACTTTGTTGGTCTGCAACTAAACATAAACAAGACCTGTTGCGTTACCTATGGAATGGATTTACGGCAAAAGAAAAGAATGAGAAGCGAGTTCACCCAACGCAGAAGCCGATTGCTTTAATAGCAGAAATCATTGAACGCTGGTCAAGCAAGAGTTCCGTGGTCGTTGATCTATTCGGTGGATCAGGCAGCACCCTGATCGCAGCACAAGAAACCAACCGCACCGCATACCTGATGGAACTAGACCCACACTATGTTGATGTGATCTGCGCCCGATACCAGAAGCACACAGGCAACCAGCCCGTACTGGAATCCACAGGCGAACCACACAACTTCCTCACCGATGCCGATTAGCCGACCCTGCCTCACCTGCCGCACCCTTCACACCAACCGATCACGATGCGACATCTGCCAAGCCGCATGGAACAGGCAGCACCCCAAACCAGATAGACCGCACTACAAAGGCGACTACAAACGCAAAGCCAAACAGATTCGTGACACCGCCATCGCCTGCTGGATATGCGGTCAAGGCAAACGCCCCAACGATCCATTCACCGCAGACCACCTGATACCAGCAGACCCCAACAGCCCACTAGCAGCCGCACACCGATCCTGCAACAGCCGTAGAGGAAACAACCCCATCCAACCCCACTAGACACCCCTACCCCTATACATTTTTTCTACAACCCTTGACCTACCTACCCCTGTGCCCCGTATCCGTAGGCATCAGCAGCAAAACTAGTTTTTCCTGAACTGGTTTGGTGGCGCAGATTGGCTTGCTTTGGGGTGGTTGCGCCGCTATAGTTGGGGTATCGGGAAAACCCGATATAAGCCCTGAGGAGGGAAAATGAAAACAGCAAAGTTAGTTTACAAAAAAGTTGAGATTGAAAACTCGTCATCTACTGGAAAGAATGTCACTCACCGAAATATCCTTGCGCTTGTTGATGGTGTGATTGATGGCAAGATCGTCAAGGAGTATGAAGCCTTCAATTACACGCACAGTCTTGCAGCAGCCAAAAAAATCATTGATGCGTTGCTGGCGTGTGGCACACAAGTTTTGAATGGTCGGCTAGTTATGACGCATGATCAGTTGTGCGACTTGACACTAACCTGCGAGTTTGCTGGTTCTTTGCCACAAGAAACCATCAATGAAAGTGTTGCAAAGATCATGAAGGCTGGTGCGTGATGGCTGAACTAACAAATCAAGACTTCACAACCTACACTCACGGAGTGATCTACTGGAACTACAAAGTAAAAGCATGGCGCAAGCGCAATTTTGACAATAAAGCCGATGCGGTTGAGTTCTACAATCTGCGCATGGATCGGGCATTAAAGAATGCACCAACATTGAGCAGCGGCTGGACATCAACAGTGCAAGCATCTACACCGAAAATGATCACACTCTGATTACAAGCGAATTGTGAGGAGGGAAATGATTTGCTCCACATTGGTTGCCTAAGATAATGATCCCCTGTGGGGTCTGCTTCCTACTGATCGGGGAGGCAGACCCCATTTCTTTATGTAACACTATCTATCTGATGAAAACACAAGGATTACAACATGGGCGGTAAAGGCAGCGGCGGTCACAACAGAAAGCCAGTTGAACGCAAACAGCGCATTGGCAATCCTTCAGGCAGGAAACTTCCTGCTGTTCAAAAGTCTGCTGATGTTATTGGCTTGCCATCCAGCCATATCCCTGAACCGCACCGACCTTTAGGTGCAGGCGGTTTGCGTTTATGGAATCAGGTTTGGCAATCTGGCGCAGGTTGGTTGAAACAAAACATGGATACCGAACTGGTTTTGATGCTTTGTGAGGCAACCGAGGAACGGACACGGCTGCGCATTATGTTGCAGGCTGATCAGGCGTTGTGGCGTGAACGGCGTGCGCTGCGTGAAGTTGATCGCCAGATCATTACGCTGTTAGGTCAGATAGGATTTACCCCATCAGAGCGAGGGATGTTAGGAACAGGGGAAGTGACGAAGCATGAGTTCAGCGATCTCCACAAACGCATTGCCGAAAAGCGTTCTGCCCAACGCTAAATGGAAGCCAGCGTTTTATACGGCAAGGAAAAACAAGGCAACTGACGGTGATGAAATCATTGAGTTTGCTGAAAACTATTTCAATGTTCTAAAGGGTTTCCGTTCAGGCGAGCCGCTGGTGTTTACCAACTGGCAGAAGTGGCTGCTGCGTTCGTTGTATGAGCGTGATGATGTTTCGGGCAGGTTGCGTTATCGGCGTGCACTAATCGGTTTGCCACGCAAGCAGGGAAAAAGTTTGATGATGTCTGCTGTTGGCGTGTACGGCATGATCGCAGGCGAATCAGGTTCAGAAGTGTATGCGGTAGCAAACGACAGGCAGCAGGCACGAATCATTTTCAACGAAGCAAAACAGCAGATAGTGAACAGTCCGTTGTTGGCGGCAGAATCAAAGGTGTATCGGGATGCGATCGAGATGCCACGCTTCGGATCAGTGTTCCGTGTGCTGTCATCGGATTTTAAGGGGCAGGCTGGTCTAAACCCTTCACTCGTTTTATTTGACGAATTGTGGGGTCAGAACAACAGTGATCTCTACGATCAGATGACTTTAGGATCGGGCGCACGAATAGAACCATTAACAGTAAGCATCACCACTGCTGGCTATGACTTGGATTCTTTGGCAGGCAAGTTGTATCAATACGGCAAACAGGTTGCTTCGGGCGAAGTTGATGATGACCAGTTTGGTTTCTGGTGGTGGGAAGCACCTGAGGATTGTAAAGTTGATGATCGCAAAGCGTGGCAAATATCTAATCCGAACTTGGCTGAAGGGTTACTTGACCCCGAAGATTTGGCTGTAGCAGTCAAACAGACCTCTGAGATGGGGATGCGCAGATGGCGACTCAATCAATGGGTGCGTTCACAGGAATCGTGGCTTCCTGTTGGTGCGTGGGAACAATGCGTATCAGATGCGCCGCTAGATCGTGAGTTACCTGTTTGGGTTGGGATTGATATGGCGTTACGCCACGACACCATCGCAGTTTGTATTGCACAACCGCAGGCAGGTCGGGTTGTATTGCGTGCAAAGATTTGGCAACCAGAGTTAGAAGGTGTTGATACCGCCGATGTTGAACACTATTTGCGGCAAGTACATTCCGAATATGAGGTTCGGGAGTTTGCGTTTGACCCTGCCTATTTTCAGCGCAGCGCAGAAGCCTTATCTGATGACGGGCTACCAATGGTTGAGTTTCCGCAGTCGGGCGCACGCATGATCCCTGCCTGTGGCAACGCCTACGAAATGATTGTGAACCGAAAGATCGCCCACGATGGATCACCAACATTCACCGACCAAGTGCTTTCAGCAGCGCAACGCATGACCGATACAGGCTGGCGGCTTTCCAAAGGTAAATCAAAACGGAAGATAGACGCTTGTATTGCTATGGTTATAGCGTTAGACCGTTGCACAACTAAACCCATCACACCCACACAAGCAACAGTATTGGATATTTGGTCATGAGCAAAAAAGATTTGGTTACAACTATGATAGAAATTGTTGGCGGCATCTGCATCGCTGTCGGTGTCGGCTCATTTAATGTTGCTGCTGGTGTTATTGTTGCAGGCGTTCTTATGATTATTGGTGGAGGCTTAGCGGCATGAGTTTATGGAAACGGACTGAGCAGCGTGCTTTGCCTACGAGCATTGACCCATATCAGATAACTGCACGCCCGTTCTACAACAACTGGTCAGGCGAAGTTGTTACTGAACTTACAGCGTTTGCTCATAGCGCAGTGATGGCTTCGGTCAGTATTCTTTCTGATTCTGTTGCATCAATGCCACTTGAGTTGATTAGGAAGCGTGGAGGAAGAATTGAAAACCTGCCAACTCCATCCGTCTTGCAGAAACCAAACGACAGACAAACAATGTTTGAGTTCATTCACCAAACCATGCTCACTCTTACAGTTCATGGCAACGCATACATTTACGCCCCAAGAGGGTCAAATGGGCTACCTGTTGAAATGCGCAATATTCACCCCAAATCAATAAAGAACATTCAATATTCTGATATGGGGCAAACCTTTTATGAGGTTGGCAAAGAACAGTTTTCGTCAGATGACATTATTGCTATCCATTGGATGATTCTGCCCAATCAAAAGATTGGTTTGTCACCGATAGAAACTTTGCGCAACACAATCGGCATGGGGCTTGCGATGGATCGTTTCCTTTCACAGTTTTATGGTGAAGGAGCAACACCATCCAGCGTATTAGAAACAGATCAGTCAATAACCCCTGAACAAGCGAAACAAATCCGTGACAACTGGGAAGAATCTCACTACAAACACCGCAAACCTGCCGTACTTCAAGGTGGATTAAAGTGGCGTTCAATAACTACCAGTGCTGCCGATATGCAAATGTTGGAACACAAAGAATCAATCATTCGTGATATTGCTCGTGTTTACCGCATCCCTTTGCACCTGATCATCGGCAGTGGCGGCGATTCGCAGACATACCAGAACCTTGAAGCATTAGGTTCAGCGTTCTACAAATACACGCTGCTTGGTTGGGTTCGCAGACTTGAAGAAGCCATTTCAAGTGTGTTGCCAGCAGGAACAGAAGTGAAGTTTAACGCTGATGAGTTCTTGCGTGCTGATCTCACGACCCGTGTCAAGGCGCAACAAATCCAAATCATGTCAGGCACAATGACACCGAACGAGGCAAGAGCCATAGAAAACTATGAGCCGTATGAAGGCGGAGATCAGTTTGTGTTAGGTATCGCTGGAACTGCTGTCGCAGGTATTGAAGGTGGAGAGTTACCAACATTGGGAACTGATCCGAAACCACCATTGAGGTAATTATGATTTCTAAAGCAGTATCGGTTACAACTTCACCGACTTTGATTGTGCCTGCCGACAATATTCCGAGAACGGTTTATATTCACAATGGCGGTGGCGCAAAAGTTTATTTAGGTGGCGCAGATGTTTCAACAGCGAATGGATTTCATTTAGGCAACGGTGAATCGCAAGATGTTTTTGTTCCGACAAACGAAAAACTTTATGGCATCGTTGCTAGTTCAACGAATACGGTCAATGTTTTGACTCCAGATTTGGATTGATATATGCCTTACGGAATATCTGCGAACCAATCTGATTGTTCTAATTGGGCTGCTGTAAAGATTGAAGCAGACGGATCAGCAACAACGCTTGCCTGCTATGACACAAAACAGGATGCTATTGATCGCATGGTGGCACAATCTTTGGCTGAAGGCATGGAACCAGCAGGCGAAGTAGGTCAGCGCAAGATGGACAAACGGAATGATGAACTGGTTGCTTTCATTGATTCGGCAATAATGATTTTGATGCAAGCCAAAGCATCCTATGAATCTGATGACGAAATGGAAGATGAACCAGAGGAAATGGTTGAGGATGCGGAGTATCGGGCAGTTAATTTGTCTGCGCCAGCGTTCATGCGTGCTTCAGCCAAAAGAGGTTTAGCGTTACACGCTGAAGGATTATCAGGTGACGGGCTTGTTCCTGCAACTGTTGCTGATGCTCGCCGTATGGCTAACGGTGAATCTTTAAGTGAAAACAAGTGGCGCAAAATATCTCCTTGGATTGCACGCCACATTGTTGATCTTGACGCTGTTCAAGGTGACGAAATCACCGCAGGACTGGTAGCAATGTTGCTGTGGGGTGGCGGCTCAAGTAAATCATCTGCAAGACGGGCGCAAGCATACGCAGAAAGAATCGTTGCACAACTAGACGAAGATGAACAACGAGCACCAGCACCACCTAAAGATCAAATCAAAGGCAGCGATGAAAACCCTTCAGGTTCAGCAGCAGACAAAACTGGTGGAATCAAAATTAGTGAAGCAACAGAAAAATCGTTACAAAACAAACTTACCGAACACAACGAAAAGATGACCGAAGATGGTCGCCCTGATTGGACTAAGACAACGATGGGTGCGTTGAAGGCTGTTTATCGGCGTGGAGCAGGTGCGTTTTCCACATCTCATAGACCAGGAATGGCTAGGGCGCAATGGGCTATGGCTAGAGTAAATGCGTTCCTTTACCTTTGCAGGACTGGTTCACCAGAAAACAAAAACTATGTTCAAGACAACGATCTACTAAAGTCTGAACATCCAAAGTATTCTTCCGATAACAAAGACAAATAAAACCATATACAGTGGAGTCACTATGAGCGAACTATGCAACTGGGTAGCAAAACCATTAGACGAGAAGCGCACGATTGCGTACAGCAATCTTGAAGTTCGTGCTGAAGGCAACGGAAACACACTTGTTGGTTACGCAGCGTTGTTTGATTCACCATCAGAACCAATGCCATTTATTGAATATGTGAAGCGTGGTGCGTTCAGCAAAACTTTGAACGATGGTGCAGATGTGCGCCTACTTATTAATCATGAAGGCGTACCACTTGCCCGTTCTAAGAGTGGCACATTGGCTTTGGAAGAAGATGAGCGTGGACTACGAGTAGAGGCTGACCTTGATCCGATGAACCCTGATTCGGCTCGTATCCTTTCCGCCATGAAGCGTGGCGACATATCACAAATGAGTTTCGCCTTCCGCACCATCAAAGATTCTTTCAACGCTGATAGATCAGTTCGTGAGTTGCGTGAAGTCCAGTTGTTTGATGTGAGCGTTGTTACTTTCCCTGCGTATGAGGAAACGATGGCAGAGTTGCGCAGCCAAAATATTCCTGTTACTGTTGCATCAGTTTCTACTTTGAGCCTGAGAAAAAATCAGGTTGCATTGCAGAAACTTCGCAGCCGTTAGACAGCCGACCCTAGAACGGGTCACTGATCTCCTGACACTGAGAAAGAAACATAAACAACTATTGACCACAGGAGGTCATAATGTCATTTTCTAAGAACCTAATTGAAAAGCGTGATGCTGCGCTCGCAAAGGCTGATGCCATTGTTGAAGCAGCACAAGCAGAAGCCCGTGAACTGTCACCAGAACAAGATGCCGAAATTGTTTCAGCACTTGAAGAAGTGCGTTCATTGGATGAGCAGATTGCTACCCACAGCGAACTTGAAAAGCGTTCGGCTGAAGCAGCAGAACTTCGCAAAGAAAAGAAGTTTGATGCCGCAGTTGCACCAGCAG